GTGATGGTCAATGTCGGGGATGCTGTCAGCGGCGGGCAGCAGATCGGGGAGATGGGCGGCCAACCTGGAGATGATGATCCGATTGATGGGGCATCTACAGGCAGCCATTTGCATTTCGAGGTCATTTTGCCAAATCAGCCAGATGGGGATTACGTCAAAACATGGGCGGGATACACAGTGGACCCGCTGCCGTATCTGACATGGCGGGCATATGGAGAGCCGCGCCAGGTTGGGCGGGTGGTTGCACGTCAGGGGGTGCGAGTGCGATCCGATGCGAGTGTTAGCGCTCCACAGATTGGGGCATTGGGCAGCGGGGATAGCGTGCCGATCCTGGAATTAATCCATGCTGGGGCGGATGTCTGGGCAAGATTATGGTCGCTGCGGAGGGAGTACGCGGCGGTGCTGTATCGAGGCGATACGCTGATCGCTGTGGATGGTCCATCTCAATCTGCCAGTGATAATGTGGATGTGCGGGCTGTGCGCAGACAGGTCATTTCCGAGATAATTGCATGGCTACAGCAAGAATTAGAGAGTTAATATGGGATGGTTTGACTTTCTGAAGCGGAAGGCGGCAGGGAGTGGCGGTGGGCAGCTGGCGCTGCGTCCGGCGTGGCAGCGGTATGCATGGCCGGAGTGGGAGGGATTTGGGGAGCGAGCGGAGGCGTACCGGAAGAGCGCGGTGGTGAGCGCGTGCGTGACGACGCTGGCGTTTTCGTTCCCTGAGGCGCCGCTTCTGGCGGGGTATGAACGGGATGGGCGGTTCGTGCCGGATTACCAGCATGAGGCGATGAAACTTATCCGCCAGCCGAATCCGGATATGGGGGAGGTGGAGTTGATGCAGTATCTGATCGTGTATGCGTCCATTGGGGGGAATGCGTACCTGTGGAAACAGCGCGACCGGGGCGGGCGGGTGATCGGGCTGTGGCCGTTTAGCGATGCGAACATCACGCCGCTGCCGGGGCGAGATACGAGCGAGGGGCTGGTGCGGGGGTATGAGTTTGACGCAGGGGATGGGCAGAAAGTGGAGTTGGATAAAAACGACGTCATCCATTGGAAGTGGATGCCTGACCCGGCGCGTCCGTGGCGCGGGGTGGGGGCGATTGAGTTGGCGGCGCGGGAGGTCAATAAGTCGGATGAGGCGAGCGCGTATGTGTATGCGTTGTTGAAAAACAACGCGGTTCCGCCGGTGGTGGTGACATTGACGGAGGGGGAGGAACTAACAGAGGAGCGGGCGGCGCGGCTGCGGAGACAGTGGGCGGCGCGGTTTGGGGGGGAGAACCGGGGCGGGGTGGCGTTTTTGGAATATGGGATGAAGGCAGAGAAACTGGGGTTTGACTTGCAACAGTTGGAGGCGGAGGCGCTGGAGGGCATTCCTGAGGCGCGGATTGCAGCGGCGTTTCGCGTGCCGCCGGTGGTGGCGGGGCTGAGCGTGGGGATCAAGCGGTCGGATTACGGGGACCAGGCGGCGAGGCGGGCGTTTACAGAATTGACGCTGGCGGCATTGTGGCGGTCGCTGGCGAGTGAGATGTATAATGGACTGGTGGGTGAGTATGTGACAGGGGAGGGGTGGACGTTGAGGTTTGACCTGCGCGGCGTGCTGGCGATGCAGGAGGATGAGAGCAAGCGCTGGGAGCGGGTGACACTGGCGTATAACCGGGCGTTGATTACGCGTGCGGAGGCGAAGGAGCAATTGGGACTGGAGCCTGGCGCGGGGGATGATGTGTATTTGGTGAGCCTGGCGACGGAGTTTATTCCCAGTGTGGATGCGGGGGATGTGAGGAGAAAGAAGGGGGAAGGAGGGGAAAGGGGAGAAGGGAGAGAAAAGAAGGGAGAAGGGAGATGGGAGAAGGGAGAGGAGAAGGCGCGGAAGGTTGGGCAGGGGCTGCGGGACATTCGGGAGCGGGTGACGGGGCGGATGACGGTGGATTTAGAACGGTTATTCGAGAAGCAGGCGCGGCGGGCAGTGGGGTTGCTGCGGGGGAAGGGGCTGAGCGCGGATGAATTGATCCCGCCGGAGGATGAGCGGGAGATGACGGATCTGGTGAAGCGGTGGTATGTGGAGGTACTACGGCTATCGTGGGAGGTGTGGAACTACTCGCTGGGCGTAGAACAGGCGTTCGATTTGACCGACCCGCTGGTCAATCGCGTTTTAGGGACGGCGGGGACGCGGGTGCGGGACATCACGGCGACGACGCTGGAGGCACTGCGGGAGGTGTTGCAGCGCGGGGAGGCGTTGGGGTGGAGCGTGGATGACCTGGCGCGCGGGGCGGATGGTCTGCCGGGAATACGGGACATTATCGAGGAGACGTATCGCAATCGGGCGGAGACGATTGCGCGGACAGAACTGGGATGGGCGCAGAATCTGGGAACGGTGGAGAGGTACAAAGGGGCAGGGGTAACAAAGGTAGTTATCATGGATAACGGCCTGGCAGATGACGATGAGCCCTGCCAGGTGGCGAATGGGCAAATCTGGATGTTGAGCACGTTTGAAGCAAATCCGCTGGAACATCCCAACTGTACGCGCGCGGCGGCACCGTATTTTGGGGATGAGGAGGCGGTGAGGTGAGTAGTAATCAGTGAGCAGTGAGCGCAGGAGGCAGGAATGGAGTATAAGATTTTTGGAGCGGAGTTCAAGGCGCAGGGGGATAAGGGGGAGTATGAGGGGTATTTCAGCATTTTCGGGAATGTGGATGACGGCGGGGATGTCATCCATCCTGGGGCGTTTGCAAAAACCATCCAAGAACGCGGGAAGCGGGTGAAGGTGTTTTATGCGCATGACTGGAGTAAACTCATTGGGCCGCCGCCGGAAGTGCTGACGGAGGATAGCCGGGGGCTGTTTGCGCGCGGGCGGCTGACGCTGGACTCGTTTTGGGGACGGGAGGCGTGGGCGCTAATGAAAGACGGGGCGCTGACGGAGGGGTCTATCGGGTATGAGGCGGTGAAGTTTGACTATGACGAGAACGGCGTCCGCAATCTGCGCGAGGTGAAACTGTACGAGATTTCGCCCGTTCCGCTGGGGATGAACGCGCTGACGGAGTTGCGGGCGGTGAAGGCGGCGCAGGTGCTGGCGCAGGTGAAGCGGGCAATCCCGCCGCACACGACTGAGATGGCGCCGGAGGATGCGGAATGGGACGCGGCGGCAGTGCTGCGGGAGGTGGAGGGGGCGCGGCAATTGCGGCTGATCCACGCGTGGGTGGATGATGATGGCGACCCGGATGCGAAATCATCCTATAAGTTGCCGCATCACTACGCGGACGGACGAGTGGTGCTGAAAGGGGTACAGGCGGCGGGGAATGCACTGATGGGGGCGCGCGGGGGAGTGGATATTCCGGCAGATGATGTGGCGGGGGTGAAACGACACCTGGAACGGCACTACCATCAGTTCGGCCGGAAGGCGCCGTGGGAGGAGGAGGCGGGTCTGGATGTGCAGCTGGAGACGTTGATGATGGTGGCGGAGTCGCTAAAAGAGGGTCGGGTATTGAGCGCGGGGAATAAGGAGAAGGTGCAAAATGTCATTGCCGCTTTATCGGCGGCAATGGATGCGCTGCAAGAATTGCTGGCAGCCGCGGAGCCGGAGAAGCAACTCCACTCCGCACTGTTGCAGGAGGCGGCGAGATACCAGAAAATTTTGATGCAAATTGGAGGTTGAGATGAAAACTGTACGTGAATTGACTGCGGAGATCAATGCCAAGCGCGCGGCGCTGGCAGAGATTTTCGAGAAGGCCGAGCAGGTGGTTGATGGGGAGATCCGTTATAACCTGGACGAGAAGGGCCTGGAGGATGTGCGCGCCCGGAACGCTGAACTGGAGGCGCTGGCGAAGGATCTGGAAAACGCGCGCATGGTGGAGAGGCTGGCGCGCGAGGTGGCCGAGAAGAGCCTGCCGGGGCAGCAGTTGCCGCTGGGCGGGCAGCACCAGGGGCGTCCGATGGGGCACAAGAGCCTGGGCGAGATGTTTGTGGAGTCGAGGGCATACCAGGAGCGCGTGCGTGGGAAGGATGTGCTGATTGACCTGCCCGATGTGGACGTGAAAACGCTGATGAGTACCGACGCAGGTTGGGCGCCGGAGACTCGGCGAACTGGTATTCTGGCCGAGTATGCGGTGCGGCGCCCGATGGTGGCGGATTTGATTCCGCAGGCGCAGACGGACCAGGCGGCTGTGGTTTACATGGAAGAGACTACGTTTATCAACAATGCCGCGCCGACGGCTGAGGCAGGACCGTATCCTGAAAGCGCTCTGAAATATACGGAGCGCAGCGAGGCAATCCGCAAAATCGCGTCGTTTTTGCCGGTGACTGATGAACAACTCGAGGACGTGCCGGGCATCCAGGCAATCATCAACAACCGCCTGACGTTGATGCTGGCGCTGGCTGAGGAGAACCAGTTGCTGAACGGCAATGGGACGGCGCCGAATTTGACTGGTTTTCTGAACAAATCGGGCGTGCAATCGCAGGCGAAGGGCACGGACACCACGCTGGACGCGGTGTATAAGGCAATGAACCTGGTGCGTGTGAATGCGTTTGCGGAACCGACGGCGGTGATTATGCATCCAGGCGATTTCGAAGAAATTCGCCTGACGAAAACTACAGATGGGATTTACATCTGGGGTTCGCCGTCTGAGGCGGGTCCTGCCCGCATCTGGGGCGTGCCGCTGGTGCTGACGACTGCAATCAGCGCGGGGACTGCACTGCTGGGTGATTTCCAGCTGTACGCGGGCATCTGGCGGAAGCGTGGGGCGACCATCAAGGTCAGCGATAGCCACAGCGACTTCTTCGTGAACGGCAAGCAGGCGATTCGCATTGACGAGCGCATGACGTTGACAATTTATCGTCCGGCGGCGTTCTGCAAGGTAACGGGGATTTAGCGGTAGTGTTTCCCAGGGCTGAGGGAGGGCAGCCCTGGGGGAGGATAGTGATTAGTGAACAGTAATCAGTGGCGATTGGAGGATGAGATGATGAAGAGGAAAGGTACGAAGTTCGAGGATAAACAGCGGACGACAGACGTCGAACTACGGACGGCGGAGCACGGGGGCGGCGGTGATACGATGGTGTGGGTGCAAATTTTGCCGTTGCATGCGATTGGCGGTTATGGAAAAGCGGGGGATGTGGTGGAGATGCCGCTGGAGTTAGCGCGGGCGTATGAGCGGGAGGGGTATGTGATAGTGATCAGTGATTAGTGTCAGTGAGCGGTGAGGTGAGCAATGAGTTTGACGAGCGTGGATGAGGTGCGGGCGCTGGTGAAGACGCCGTTGAGCGATGCGGATTTGCAGGCGCTCATTGATCGCATTGAGGTGGAGATCACGCGACGGATCGGTCCGCAGCAAGATGATGAGATGACGGTAACGCACACGGTCATCGGATATGGGTGTGGGGATACGTTTTTCCTGCCGGGTGAGGCGGCGGAGATCGTGAGTGTGGAGGAGGATAACATCGTCTTGGGTAAGGACGAATATCGGTACTATGCGGGCGGGGCGCTGGAGCGGCTGGGGGCGCGGCATTGGTTCGGGCAGGTGGAGGTGGTGTATAAGCCAATTGATGATCGGGCGGCACGGAAGCAGGCGGTGATTGACCTGGTGCGGTTGACGCTGCAACGGACGGCGATGAAGAGCGAGGATGTGGCAGGGGAGTACAGTTATCAGGCGCCGGTGTGGGATGCTGAGGCGCTGTTGATTTTGCGGCGGATGGTGTTTAGAGGATTGTAGATTGTAGATTGTAGATTGGAGATTGGAGATTGAGATGGGTATTGAGGCGTGGTTGATCCATACGTGCGTGGTGGAGAATCCGGCGGAGGGGAGCGAGGACCGTTACGGGAATGTCGTGCCAGGGTATCAGGCAGGTATCCCGACGGTGTGCCGCCTGGTGGAGGAACAGGAGCGGGTGTGGGTGGATGCGCTGGCGCAGAGTGTGGTGGCAACGATCTACAAAATGATTTTGCCGCCAGACGTGACGGTGCAGGAACGGGCGCGGATCAGCGAGGTTGTACTGGAGGATGGGACGGAGGTGGACGGGGTATTTTTCGTCAAGGCGGTGTTAGCGCGGCGAGGGCGGGGGTTACAGCATCGGACGGTGGTGTTGGAGAGGGTGGGGTAGGGATTGAGGATTGGAGATTGGAGGTTGGCGATGGGTGTGAGGTTGCATTGGCGAGGGGATGAGGTGCTGCGGGAGGTGGAGAGCAGGATGGCGCAGGCGATTGGGCGCTTTGGGCTGGTGGCGGAGGGGGAGGCGAAGCGCGAACTGTGGAAGGGGCATGGGGTCATTACCGGCACGCTGCGGCGATCTATCCACACGGCACAGCCTGGCTATGACTGGGGCGGGGATAACGGTGAGAGCGAGTTGGGCGGGAAGATGGTGGAGGGGGTAGTGCAGGAAGAGCGGATTGTGGTTGAGTTGGGGAGCGGGCTGCGGTATGCGCTGCCGGTGCATCAGGGGCATCACGGATTTTCAGGGTATCACTATCTGAGAAACGGCGTGGAGAAAGCGAAAGCGCAGTTAGCGGCGATTTTGCGGGAGTTTCGGCTATGATGGAAGTTGACGCGCTGGAGGTGATGGTCACCTGGCTGCGTGGCGCGCTGCCGAGCCTGGGCGGGCGGGTTGCAGCAAAGCATCAGTACGGGAGCGGATGGGCGCACGACCAGGTGGGGATGAGTGTGCATCTGGACGGTGGTGAATTTGACCGATACACGCCTGTGCAGACGCCGAGGTTCGAGGTGCGCATTTATGCGGAGGAGATGGTGGATGCGGCAGATGTGTGGCGGGCGCTGGTGGATGCGTGCCGGGTGTGCGAGCGGGAGACGGTGACGGTGAGCGGCGGGACGGGACTGGTGCAGTATGCGTTGCCATCGTCGTCGCTGACGCTGGTGTGGAATGAGGTGTTGAAACTAAATGTCGGTATCGTTTTTATTGAGGCGATGATCGCAGAACAAAAAATCTAATTTCAGGAAAGGAGAGATACAAATGAGTACACAACCGTATGAAATTCTGGTGGGGGTTGGAAAACTGTATATTGCGGAGGCAGGGACGGCAAAACCTGTGCTGAACGCCACGCCTGGGGCGAGTTGGACAGACCTGGGCGAGACGGATGACGGGGTGAAGGTAACAAAGACGCAGAAAATCGAGACATTCACGACCGACCAGAGAACGGGGAAGGTGAAGGCAGTGCGGACCGAGGAGGGACTGACCATCGAGACCAACCTGGCGGCGGCGACACTGGAGAACCTGGCGCGGGCAATTGGTGGAACGGTGACCGATGTTGCGCCCGGTAGTGGGACCATTGGCTATCGGAGCCTGACGTTGCACGCCGGGACAATCGTGCAGGAGTTTGCGCTGTTGTTCCGCGGCAGTTCGCCGTATGGGAACTATCCGGCGCAGTTCTATGTGCCGCGGGCGTTCATCATTGATAACGTAGAGATGGAGTACAAAAAAGACGACAAGACGCTTATCCCGGTTAAGTTCGAGGCGTTGGAGAGTCTGACGGCGACTGAGGGCGAGCAGTTTGGGGTGTATGAGGCGCAGGATGCGGCGGCGCTGTGAGCTCAGAATCAGTGAGCGTGAGGTGAATAATGACGGATGTGCTGAATCTGGATGAGTTGTTTGGACAGAAGGTTGCACTGAAGGTGCGGTTCGGCGGGCAGGAGTATGGGCTGCTGGACCCGGAGAGTTTGGGACCGAGAGAGATGGTGCGCTTCCAGCAATTGCAGGCGAAGGCGGCGCATTTGCAGGGCGCAGTGGAGATGACAGACGAGCAGGCGGCGACACTTGAAAACCTGCTGGATGAGATGCTGCGGATGCTTTGCCCGGAGTTGCCATTTGGCAATCCAGAGCTGACGTTTGTCAAAAAATCACGCCTGCTGGCGTTCTACGCGCAGGAGGTGCAAAAAAAACTGAGCGGGCAGGCGCAGCAGGAGTGACGGATTGGGGCGAGGTGGCCAGTCAATTGACGTTTTGGTACGGGCTGGGCTATCGAGAAATCGCCGAGATGCCCAGCGGGGTCATACGAGCCTATCTGGAGCGCCTGCCCGCGCGGATGGCAGAGTGGAAGATGGCGATGGCGGAGGTGGTCAGTTTGCCATATATGCGCGAGGAACAGCAACGACAGACGATTGCGGCGTGGCGGCGGGAGGCAACAGGAGGGCGGCCTGTGCCAGCGCGACCGGCGAGTGATGAGGTGCTGCGGATGATGGGGATTGGGGTAGTGAAAGTGAGAAGTGAGCGGTGAAACAGGAGTGATATGGCGGCGAGTTTAGGCGAGGCTGTACTGGATTTGACGGCGGATAGAAGCCGGTTGAGGTCGGACATTGAGGCGGCGCGGGGGGAGGCGATGGGGGCGATGAACGGGATCGCGAGAGGGTTGAGCGCGGTGGGCGGGATGGCTGTTGATGCACTGGCAGGCGCGGCAGTCGCTGGAATTGGCGCGTTGAGCGTGGGGTTGTATAAATCCGTCGAGGCGGCGATGGACGCACAGAAGGTGCAGGCGCAACTAGATGCGGTCATCAAATCAACCGGCGGGGCGGCGGGTTGGTCTGCGGAGCAGGCGAATAATCTAGCTGAATCGTTGATGCAGGTGACCGGTGTGGATGATGAAACGATTGTCTCGGCGCAATCGCTGTTGCTGACGTTTACAAAAATCGGCGGGGAAATTATGCCGCAGGCGACTGAAGCCGCGCTGGATATGGCGCAGACGTTCGGGATGGACGTCAGCAGCGCGGCGGTAATGCTGGGGAAGGCGCTCAATGACCCGGTCGAGGGCGTGGGGGCGCTGCGGCGGGTGGGGGTGAGTCTGACGGCGGAGCAGGAGAAACAAATCAAGCGATTTGTAGAACTGGGTGACGTGGCGAGCGCACAGAAGGTTATCTTGGGTGAACTGGCCACGGAGACAGGCGGAGCGGCGCGGGCATTCGGGCAGACATTTGCGGGGCAGTTGGCAATAGCGAAAGCGAGCATTGGCAACATTTTTGAGGAAGTGGGAATGAAACTGCTGCCCGTGCTGAGTGATTTATTGCAAAAATATATCGTGCCGCTCATTCCAAAAATCGCGAAACTGGCCGGGGCGTTTGCGGACTGGCTGGTGAAAGCGATTCCGGTGGTGGTGGACTGGTTATCGCGGGCGGCGGAGTGGCTGCAAAACAATCAGGGAGTCATTGTAGCGGTTCTGGCGGCGATTGGGGTGGCTATCGCGGCATTTGTTTATACGACGGTCATCCCGGCGACAGTGGCAGTGATTACAGCAATGGCGCCAATTTTGCTGGTAATGGCGGCAGTGGCGGCAGTGGCATACCTGGTGTACGAGGCCTGGACTAACAATTGGGGCGGGATACAGCAAAAAACTGCGGTCGTGCTCAATTGGTTGCGAACAAATATCCAGGCAGGAATGCAGGCGATACAAAGCATTTGGGCCAATGTGTGGGGCGCAATCCAGGCAGTAATTAATGCCATCCTGCCAATTGTGCAGGCAAACATTCGCGCCTGGCAGGCTGCGCTGCAGGGCGATTGGTATTCCTTTGGCGCGAATATGCGGCAAGCATGGGATGCTACGTGGAAATTGATTGGTCAAATTATCAGCAATGCCTGGGAAAACATTAAGGCATCTATCAAGAAATTGATTGACAACGTCATCGCATTTTTCACACAAACGGACTGGGGGCAGATTGGCCAGTCAATCATTGATGGCATGATTAGTGGGCTCGAAAATGGCGCAGGAGCACTGGCAAATGCCTTATTGGCGGTTGTACAGGCAGCTATTGATGCGCTAAATGGATTTTTGGATAGCCATTCACCATCAAGATTGTTCCGTGATGAGATTGCTGGAAATATGATGGCCGGATGGATTCAAGGCATCCAGCGCATGACTCCGCAACTGGAAATGGCCGTCGTGGGAGCGGGCAGCCGGGCTGCCGCCGCAGCGACAACGATTAACAATTACAATCTGACGGTTCAGTCTGTTCGCTCGTCCGAACAGATTCAGCGAGATTTCTGGCTAATGGGAGCAATATAATGGACATTTATCTCAGCGACCCGCAAGGAAATGAAATCAATCTGACTTCATTCGGCACAAATTCGGCGCGCTTTCCGACCGAATATCCAAAAGGCGCATTCGACTTTGCGCCGGTCGAACATATCATCAAATACACATCCGATGGACAACCATATCTTGACACTTATCGGCGCAGGCCGCTGGTCATTGACTTAAAAATCGCAGTTAGTGGCAACAGTGCATCCTACCTGTGGGGGGAAATTGCGGCAATCATGGGCAAGGCACGAATGGACAAAATGCCTTGCCGCCTGCGCGTCGTCGAGGGGGCCAAAACAGCCTACCTGGACGTATATCCCGACTCGTCCGCAATTGTTCCAGACGTCGCACACGGCGAGATTACGCTCAGGCTGGTGTCGTATGGGCGCTGGTACTCTGCTGCACAGAGCCAGACGCTACAAACGCGCTCGACGATAAGCCTGAACTATATCGCCATGCGAGGGCCGAATGGATTAGATGCCCTCGGTGGTGGGACAAATGGAGTAATATACGCCCTCGCCATTGCGCCGGATGGCACGCTATATGCAGGCGGCAATTTCACAACGGCAGGCGGTGTGTCAGCAAACCGCATTGCCAAGTGGAACGGCAATGCCTGGTCTTCGTTGGGGAGCGGGATGAATAACGATGTTACTTGTTTGGCTGTTGCGCCGGATGGCACGCTGTATGCAGGTGGCAGTTTTACATTGGCAGGCGGTTGGGCGGCAAACCGCATCGCCAAGTGGAACGGTAGCACCTGGACTGCATTGGGGAGCGGGATGAATGATGTAGTAAATGCCCTCGCCATTGCGCCGGATGGCACGCTGTATGCAGGTGGCAGTTTTACATTGGCAGGCGGTGGGGCGGCAAACCGCATCGCCAAGTGGAACGGTAGCACCTGGACTGCATTGGGGAGCGGGATGAATGATGTAGTAGGTGCTATTGCCATTGCGCCGAATGGCACGTTGTATGCCGGTGGCAGATTTACAACGGCTGGAGGAGTACCGGCAAATTACGTTGCCAAGTGGGATGGCA